GTCTTGGCTTTTTAATAGCAACAGGTTCAGATATAGGGGGTACAGCTGTTAAAATATCTGGTAGTAGTGAGGGTAGTTTTGTTGGTATTGGAGTTCCATATACAACCCCTCTAACAAAAGCCTTAACAGTACAGGGTGATATAAGTGCGAGTGGTGATTTAATTATAACTAATATAACTGCAAGTGGAAATGTATCCTCAAGTGCAGCCTCAACTGCATCATTTGGAACATATTTAGGTGATGGTTCACAATTAACAAATATAATATCATCATCATATTCAACAACTGCTTCCTATGTAGAAACTGCTCAAACAGCATCTTACGTCTTAAATGCGGTTAGTTCAAGCTATGCGATAACTGCATCCCATTTATTAAACAACCCACCACCATTCCCATTTACGGGTTCTGCTATCATATCAGGTTCAACAGAATTAATAGGACCTACAAACATAACAGGCCCACTGACAGTAACATCAGGCTCACTTTTAAATACTGGGACAGTCTCAATAGATCATACGGACTCACCTTATACTATAACAGGAACCCAACAATTTATTTTGATTGACCCTTCAGGTGGAGACGTTACAGTAAACATGCCTGATGCTTCAACATACCCAGGTAGACAAATATTTTTTAAATTAACACAAGCCGCAGGAGCAAATACAGTTACACTACAAAGACAAGGTTCAGATACTATTGATGGGGCTACAATGTATGATCAATTAGACATACAATTTGAATCAATTTCAACTGTCAGTGATGGTGGTACAGGTTGGTTTATTTTCTAATATTTATAACAAATGTACCATCCAAATCAAATAAAAGAAGAAACTAGTGTAATCTATCAAGATAGAGCTATTGATTTTAGAATCTTAAACCGCGAAACTTCTAATCATAAAGACAAATACAATTCCATTAAACATACTGATGGTCTCCTCAAGCTAAAACCAGGCAAAATCAGCCATATTAGGCTGTATACTAGCACAGCAGGTATAAAGATAGACGGTTATGAATTAGAGGAAGTTAACGCTGCTTTTCTAGCAGGGAATACCCCATTTGTAATACTAGAAAACTCTGGGAAATTCTCAGCAGGTAACGTAAATTATATTACATTTGAATGTATAGAAATACAAAACCAACTAGGGAATTCTTCACAAGAAATAAAAGTTAGAATAAACGTACTACAACAAAAAGCAATGGGACATACATCTGGTATGACAGATTGGACATCTAACACATATTATGGTATAGAAGATGATGTTATAGGACCTGATAAAAGATTATATAACTGTACAGAACCACACACATCTACCTCAGAATTTGATGATTCTAAATGGGAAAGACAAGGTAGTCTTGATGCAGATGATGTTGCAGCATTTGAAGCAGGTTTGCTAGGATTATCATTTGATGATGACGATGACCCACAATAAAATTCTATAAAAAATGTGGGCATAACATCACAAACTTGTTTTGATTTTTCCCAAATTTTCTCGCATTTTCCCTTCATTTTTTCGTATTTATAACCGTACAAAAAATATAAAGTACATTAATCAAATTACACGATTCTGTGTAATTAGTTTCCACATTAAGTTACATTTTTTAATAACAATATAAAACAATTTACAATGGGTAAAAGTGAACCAATTTTAAGATTAATAGGTACCGCAGCCAGAGGTGCTTATGACAGAGCAGAAGAATCAACAACAGCAAAAGCAGCTACAGAAACTGATGCAAACACATCCTCATGGGATAAAGCAGATGCTGACTTAACATCAAAAGCAGATGGTGCAATTTCTGCAGCGAGTGATGTATATTCTTCTTTCAAAAATGAAAGAGCAACAAAACATGCAGAAGATTTAGCAGCTATTGTTGTAATGGCAGGAAATGTTAAACAAGATGTATTAGATTTAATTGCTGCTGATAACAACCTTGATGCTTTATTAGCCACAAGAGAAGGAGAATATTTATCAGCATGGACTGCAGAGGGTGCTACCGAAGAAGGTGTATTCGCAGAATTTTCAGCAATATTTAGTGCATAATTTAAATTAGTAAATCTATAAAAAGAATACTAAATTAAAATTAAAAACAACAATTAAAAATTAAAAAAATGAGTAAAATAGTACAAATAAAAGACGCAATTAAAGCAAAAGTAGAAGCATCTCACGAAGCTGCTGTAAGTGCTTTAGAAGCAAAAACTGCAGAATATAAAACTGATAGAGAAAACAAAGAATCAGCAGCAAATGCATCAATAGATGCAAAAGCAGCAGCAGAAGCAACAGCACAACAAGGAAGAGTAGAGGTAGAAGCAGCTAACAGAACTGCAAAAGATGCTAAATTAGTAGAATTAGAAACACTTCAAGTATCTAACGCGACATTACAATCTGTAAAAGAAGTTACAGATGCATCCGCTGCATATGAGGCACAATATAATACTAGTTTGGGAACACTTGCAGCTTACCAAGTAGCAGAACTTGATAATTATAAATCAGCAAGAGGAGATTACCAAAATGATTTCTTAGGAGCATTTGATGCTGAATAAGGAGAATAATCTAAACTACTTTTATAAAATAATAACATAATAAAATTAAATAAAATGAATATATTACAAAATATAGCAACTAAACTAGTTGCAACTCAAGCCGCAGTGGATACTAAAAGAGCTGGAGAATTATCAGATTATGATGGAGACAATGATAGCCACCTTGAGGGTTATGCATCAATCAGAAGTGCAAAAGAAGAGGCATTTGATAAATTTTCAAGCGATACAGTAACAGCAAATGCTGAAATAATTGCAGCTAACACAGCTGCATTTAACTCAGCAGTAACAGGACTAGAAACTTTAGTAGATGCTGAAGATGGAGAATATTCTTTTGCTGAAGCAAAAGCATTATTTGACTTAGAATCATCAAACCTAAGTACTGAAATTGCAGCTGCAACAGCTACAATAGATGGACACCGTTCAGCTGCTGAAGCAAATTTTGGTAATGCAGATTTAACTGCTGTCATAGACGCACTTGAAGGAATAATTGCAGGAGAATAATTCAAATCCAAATAAAATGATTAAATAGTTTTTTAACTATATATTAATCAAATAGGGGAACTTAGGTTCCCCTTTTTTTTACCTTTTTCCATAATATTTATACCATATTAATGTTTTTACCAAATAGGTCATATGAGTATATTATCAGAGTTGGGGCAATTTTTGGGTCAAAAATTTACAGAATTAAATGTAAAAATTGATAACAAATTATCCTCAACAACAGAACAAGACATAGAAATAACAGACTCTACTAAAGGAATCATCCTTAATTCCCCATCAGGGAAAAGATATAGAGTCACTATAGATGATAATGGTAATTTTTTTAAACAAGAAATTACAACTTCAACCCCAACTAGTTTTCAAAACATTTCTTCATTAGAATTTGATGGAGTAGACGATAGAGTACAATTAGCTTCTAACTTTGTAGCAAGCGGAGAATTTACTCTTTCTTTCTGGATAAAACCTGAAGGGGTAGGTACAAACGGCATAGCGTTTCCAATAGGGACTTTCCCTGGTAATTCCAATTTTGTAAGATTAACTCAACTCGGAGCTATGGTTTTAAAAGTATCTACTGTTAATAACACTTTTAGCGAAACAGTTGCTACTGGAGGAACAAACAATTTAGTTTTAGATACTTGGCAACATATAGCTTTTACTAGAGATAGTTCAAACGTAATAACTTGTTACAGAAATGGTGTAAGTTTTGGAAATACTAACACAAATAGTGGAACCTTAACTCTTAATTCCTTTGGTCGAATTATCACAAATACATATGGTTATGAGGGTGGCTTGGATGAGGTAGCTTTTTGGGATAGTGATCAAACATCAAACATTTCAAGCATTTATAATAGTGGAACTCCTAATGATTTAACAAGTCTTTCTCCTTTACATTGGTATAGATTCGAGGAAGGAAGCGGAACGGCTGCAACCGATAGTGGAAGCAGTGGAAATAATGGAACATTAGAAAATCTCCCAACTTTCTCAACTGATGTGCCTACTTAAATTTTAATTTGGGGTTGTAAAATAAAAATTATATTTTACCTAAACTCATTAATATTTATAATCATGGAAAAAACAGTTTTATCAAAAGAAGAAATAGACAATCTTTCTTCGTTACAAAATCAACAAGACAATTTTGTTATTCAATTAGGACAAATCGAATATCAAAAAAACTTATTAAACCAACAAAAACAAAAAATTAATCAACAAATAGAATCTTTTGAACAGAACCAAATCCAATTAGCTAAAGAACTTGAAGAAAAATACGGCAAGGGAACAGTTAATTTAGAAAGTGGGGAGTTTGTTAAAACTTAATCGATTTTCAAAGGGTCTTATAGTATTTATAAACAAAATTAATTCATAAACAATGGCAGAAGTATTATTATCCCCTGGAGTTTTAGCTCGAGAAAATGATCAATCGTTTTTACAAGCCCAACCTGTACAAGCAGGCGCGGCTATTGTAGGTCCTACAGTAAAAGGACCAGTTGGAATACCAACATTAGTCACTACTTATAGTCAATACCAAAATAAATTTGGAGCCGTAGTTGAGAGTGGAAGTGCAGAATATACTTACTTCACATCAATTTCAGCTTACAATTATTTCCAACAAGGTGGAGATTCATTATTAGTAACGAGGGTAGTTAGTGGTTCTTACACTAGTGCTACTAGTTCAATAATTCAAGATTCAAACACCTCAGCTTCATTTGTGTTAGAAACTTTATCTGAAGGAACCAATCAAAATAGTTCTTCATCTTTAGGTTCAGCAGGACAATTAGCAGGAGGTACAGCAGATAATATTAGATGGGAAATTGTTTCTCCAAACACAGCTTCTGGAACATTTAGTTTATTAATTAGAAGAGGTGATGATATTACAACTTCAAAAACAATATTAGAAACTTGGGGTAATATTTCATTAGACCCAAATGCAACTAATTATATTGAAAAAGTAATAGGTAATACAAAACAAACCCCTACTGAAGATACTACTACAAACGAATGGTATATTAAAAATGATGGTACTTACAATACACTAAGTAGCTATGTAAGAGTTAAATCTGTAGCTAATAAAACCCTAAATTATTTTGATAATGCAGGAAATGCTAAAGCAGCATTTACAGGTTCAATCCCAGTAGCAGCTTCAGGAACATTTGGTGCAGCAACAGGAGCCCCATTTGTAGGAATGGAAGCTAAATTTTATGGAGATATAAGTAATACAAATACTCAAGGATTTGATGATAATGCTTTGGATGATACAACATCAGTAGGTACTTATGCCGTAGCTTTAAACCTATTAGCTAACCAAGATTTATACCAATACAATTTAATTACAGCACCAGGATTGGTTAAAGAAAATTCCAAAGCAACAGGTGAACTTACTACAATGGTTACTACAGCTCAAACAAGAGGTGATAATTTAGCTATAGTAGATTTAGTTAATTATGATACTACTACATTAGCAACAGTAACAACAAGAGCATCAGATATTGATTCTTCATATGCCGCTACTTATTGGCCATGGTTACAAACAATTGACCCAGATTTAGGAGGTCAAGTTTGGGTACCAGCTTCAACAATGATGCCAGGAGTATTTGCTTTCAATGATACATCAGGAGAAGCATGGTTCGCACCTGCAGGTTTAAGTAGAGGTGGATTATCAACAGTATTAAGAGCAGAAAGAAACTTAACAAACGGAAACAGAAACACATTGTATCAAGCAGGTGTTAACCCAATAGCTACATTCCCAAATGCAGGAGTAGTAGTATTCGGACAAAAAACACTACAGAAAAAAGCAAGTGCTTTAGATAGAGTAAATGTTAGAAGATTGTTGATAGAATTAAAATCATATATTTCTCAAGTAGCAGATAACTTAGTATTTGAACAAAATACAATAGCAACAAGAAACAATTTCTTAAGCCAAGTTAACCCATACTTAGAAAGTGTACAACAAAGACAAGGTTTATATGCCTTTAAAGTAGTAATGGATGATTCAAATAACACACCAGATGTTATTGACAGAAATGAAATGGTAGGTCAGATTTATATCCAACCAACTAAAACAGCAGAATTTATTTACTTAGATTTCAATGTGATGCCAACTGGAGCTACTTTCCCGGCGTAAAAATTAAAAAATTAGATATTTATAATCGAAAATAAACAATAAAAAATGGCAGTATTAGATCCCAATGAAATATTTTTTACAGCGTTTGAACCCAAACAGCAGAACAGATTCATCCTTTATGTGGATGGTATCCCAAGCTTTATGATTAAAAAAGTAGGCGCAGTAACTTTAACTCAAGGAGTAGTAACTCTAGATCATATTAACGTAGAAAGAAAAGTTAAAGGTAAATCAAAATGGGGTGATGTTTCTTTATCATTATATGACCCAATTACACCCTCTGGAGCGCAAGCGATAATGGAGTGGGCAAGATTACATCATGAATCTGTAACAGGTAGAGATGGTTATTCTGATTTCTATAAGAAAGACTTAACAGTTAATGTTCTAGGACCAGTAGGAGATATAGTTTCTGAATGGATTCTAAAAGGAGCATTTATTACAGAGGCTAACTTTGGAGATTATGATTGGTCATCAGCAGATACAGCAACTGAACTTACAATGACGGTATCTATTGACTACGCAGTATTGAATTTCTAAAAAATTTCATATATTTTATTAAGAAGAGTTTGGCTATGTCAAGCTCTTTTTTTATCTTGGTATTTATTACATGAAAAACAAGTTATAACCAAATAAAAATTATGAGTGAATTTAAATTACCAACTGAAGAAGTTGAATTACCTTCTAAAGGTTTAGTCTATCCTGAAGACAACCCACTATCAAGCGGAAAAGTAGAAATAAAGTACATGACTGCTAA